CACGTCTAAAATAAGGTAAAAGTTTTTCTAGGTTTTCCCAGAAGTGTAATTTGTCCTCAAACAAACCAACATATGGTGCTTTTTCTAATCCTAAATTTTTGACTGCGTCTACAAGATAGTTTCCTTCTTTTTCATAGTGTGAAACAATACTACTCCAGTCTTTCCATTGTGTACTGTCCAAAGGATTACACATTCTACATTTAAGATTGCATAAATTGTTAATTTTAATCTCCATGGTAGGCAATTCAAATGGCATTGAATAATCACTTTGTAAACTATCTAATGCATTTGGATACAAATTGCTTCTTGATTCCGGTGAAGAATCTGTAATGTGTCTTTGTCTTAAACTTTGCACTCCTTGATCTTCTAAATCAAAGCAAGGTTGACACACATCAGGTCTCTCGTCATTTAATACTTGTCGTCTTACTTCCTTCATTGCATCCGAGTTCCATGCTTCTTCCAAACTCATATCTTTTATGTTTGCTATAGGCAAACTTCTGCAACAGACTTTTATTGCACCATCTTCTCTGGTAGCCAGTCCTGTGAAAGGATGCATACAAAAAGTACAACTATTCTTCATCTTCATAAGGATCCTTTGGATTTTTCCATTCTTTACCAAAGCGCCACAGCGGTGCTCTCATTGATTCTATATCGCACTCTGTAAATTTAGTTACTGGTCCTGCTAACATAGGATAATCTACGAAACCTGACCATGAGTGCATAGAGGCAATTAAATGGATTTTATCAAACTTCTCATTTAATAATTTTATTAATTTGTTTTCTCTAAAAACTCTTTGCTTGGTTGGAACCATTGCCGCCGTTGGTTCATATGCAAATATATTACTAATATTTAAAATTGTGCCTTTATGATTCTTTATTTTTAAATTAAATTCATTTAAAAGGTCACACTCAACATACTTAAATTTTAATTTGCTTCTTAATGTTAACAAACCTCCTATTTTACTAATATAATCTGCAATATCTTTTTTACTATTAATCCAATCGGGTGTCCTGTGCGTGTTATTTTGTTTTAAAAATTTATGTAAATCTCCGCCTTCAAATTTTTCTATTATGGTTTGCATATAATATAAAGCATTAGGATTGTAATCATAAAATATTACTTCAGTGTCTTCGTCATATCCATACTTGTCTAAATATTTTAACCAATTGAATCCACTTGCAGGAGTTACTAATTGTTTTATAGGCCCAACAAAATCTGGCAAATTTACAACCTCTTCTGTATTAATTGGATAAAACAATCTACTAGCACTTAGGTTGTATTTCTTTAAAATATGACTGCTGTTTTCAATGTAATCAGTTTCATGTGCCGCATAATAACATCTTTTTGAATGTCTTATATTTTCATCGAAAACAATTACTTCCTCTTTATTGTCGAATGCAACTCTTAAAAGATTCCAGCCATGCCATTTGTGTTTGTATTTTTCCATTTCAATACCAGGTTTAATCCAAAGAGGAGTATGGTCATCATGGAAATTTTCATCACTTCTAATTGGAACTGTTTCAAAATGTTCTGCATTTCTTTTAAATTCTCCTATTTCAGGACATTCATATTCTTTGTATTTCTTTAAATTTAAAACATAACATTGTTCATGGATTTCATACCAACCTTCTTTTCTATCTAATATATGTCCTGCAACAAGAAATTCAGTTTTAATAAGTCCATGTAGATGTTCAAAAAACTTATCTCCTTCAAATTCTGTATCTGTGCTGTAACACACTGCATAATCATAATCATCTGCCACTTTTTGTAAAGTTGTGTCTTCACTTATGGCAACATAGCAATCATAACCTTTACTAGTAATATTGCTGATTTGATATTCTGCAATATTCATAATTGTTTCTTTTGCACTAACATTATCTATTTGATGAAAATTAGTGTTGCAAATGAATACAATGTTTTTCTTTTCTTTTGTTTGTGCTTCAAATAGAAATGCCATTTTTTTGTATACTCCTATCTAGTAATTCGTTGAATGCTTTTCTTTTGTTACCAATGTGTGCTTGGGCAATCATGTGTATTCTATCTACATTAGAGTTGTTAACAACTCTATGATTCTTTAAAATATTTACTAAAAATACCTTGCCATGCTTCCACGGCAATATTTTTTCAGGTTCTATTTCCATATAACATAAAGCAGGATGTAATACTGCAACATTGATTGGAATTAGATACTCACATAAATCATCTGGTAATGGTGTACCAGGATCATCATTGTGCCAATCTATCATGCCTGCTGGTTTAAGTTTCATAAATCTAATTCTACTATATTTTTCTGCTGGGAAATCTTCCCAGAATTTTTTTGCTGTTGGTGCCAACTTTTGTAAAGGAGTCCAATCATACGGAGCATTAAGTTCATCATCATATCCATACTCTTTTGCAACTCTAGTTTGATCAATACCTAGTCCATGCAAACAACAACTTTCCCAACCTTTGTGTGTTTCGTCTTCTCTGTGTTCCACATAATAAGGTTCAATTTCTTTAAATTCAGTTTTTACTTTGTAATCATTAAAATTTAAATCTAATTCTAAATAATCTAAAGTTCCATCTTTAAATTTATTAAACACTTTTGTTGCAGTGTCCAATCCGATGTTATGATATTCTTCTATGTCTTTGCTACTCATAATCATGATATAAGTCCTGCTCTGTTTCTTCTTATTTGATCTGCCATATCGTGATTCACATCGCGATGTCCTTCTTCATCTTTTCTAACTGCAATCACAACATCACGCAACTTTGCGTCTTTAGGCAAATTATAATAATCAATTGCTATCTTAGGTGCTTTAATATTTTCTGTTCTGCCTTCATCAATTTCCTTCAAGTACTCTGTGTAACTAATGCAGGCTTGCTCTTCGAAGTATGCAACCATTCTATGAGCACACTGCGGAAAAAATATGTACAAGAACATATAAAAATGCCAAAATAAAAATTGTGCTGTGATGATCATCCAACGTTCAAACCAATTAGGCTTTGCTATACGAATAAAAATCATAAGGTGCATACGTTCATTCTCTGCTTCTGCTAACAATGTTTTGATCCAACCTCTGTCATCAGGTTTCATTTTCCTTAAACTACGTAAATGATTCCACATACCTGCAACCATCCCAGGAACTCCTGCAATAGTTTCTAAAACAACTGCTCTGTGTCCATATCTCTTTTTAAAAAAAGTATCTGCCATCCAACGTAAAAACATTGTAATTCTATATGCAACTCTATCTGAAAAATTTACTGGTGCTTTCATTTTGTATTTCCTATTATCATAAATCTATTATATTTTTCCGTTGGCATAGTTGCCGCTATGTCTACTTTTATTCTACAATCTTTTTGAAAGTCTTCTAATGTTTGTTTACAGTTTACGTGTTCTTTATGGCTAAAATAATCGTTGCTTTGAATTACAATTCTTTTATTTGATGGCAATTTATCTATCCATTCGTTGTATTGTTCTGGTGTCATGTGTTCACATACAGTATTAATAATTAAATTGTGTTTATCATAATCGTCATAAGCCAACATATCGCAAGTAATTGCTTTGAATCTGCCTTGCATTTCATAATCTTTGTTCATATTGTATGCAATATCTTCACATTTATTATCAATGTCCATGCTCACAATTCTAGTAATATCCATCATACTGTTAAACAATAATGTTGCGAGTACTCCATTCCACCCACCGCATAATAATATGTTGTATGGTCTATTTTGATAATACTTTTCTAAATGTTCAATCAACCAAACTTTGCTATTAATTTGACCTTTCCAGAAACTCTCAAGAGTACGATATCTATCATCAGAATTTCTGATTGCATCCATCCAAAACAAAACGTCTTTTATCTCAATTTTCAAATTGTTCTCCTAATTTGTCAAAGGATCCACACTGTTTAGAACATTCTTGCAATGGCATTTCTTTCCATGTTTGTTCAATTTTGCTAAAAAACCCTTTTTCAAATATTTCTTCTAAACTACTTGTATTTAAATTCGGAAACTCGCCAATTCTCTTCATGTAATCGATTCTTGATTCTTGCATTGGTGGTATCCATTCCATATCTAACCAACAACACGGCGATACATTGCCACAAGCACTTACATATATCTGTTTGTACTTGACTGCTTTACACACAATAGTTGGTTTAGTTTCCTTTTGTGATTGTTCTACTAAAGGTATCATACTTGAACTTTTTTCTGTTGGTCTTAATTTGTGCAAAGGTTTTCCTTTTTCATCAATTACTTGTAAATAATCTCCTTTAAATCTTGATGTGTGTTTTGTCGTGAAAGTTTTAAATCCTAAATGTTGCGCCATCTGTCGTGCTTCTTCTACTTGATGTTCATTGTGTTCAAATACCAACATATGCCACTTGGCAAATCCTCCTGCATCTATAAATGCTTTTGCGTTTTTTATAATCTTGTCAAAATTTGTTGATATCCTATAAAGATGATTTGTGTCTTGTAATCCATCTAATCCAAATGTTACTTTCACTCTTGCTTTTGCAATTTTTTCCCACCATGCAGGTTCTCTAGCACTACCATTTGTGTGCATTGCAAGATTAATGTTGGGATTTACTTCTCGCAAGTATTGATATATCTCTAATGTATCTTTGCTTATGATAGGATCGCCAAGATTTCCACACATAAACATACTGTTCAATTGTTTTATAAAAGATTCTGGAAACCATTTTTTAAATGTTTCTAAAGAAACTTCATCTAATTTAATAAAAGGATTTAAAGGGCCACCTGCAATACGTCTTGGACACATAGGACATTTTGCTTGGCACTTACTGGTTATTTCAAAATGCACATCTTTTATATCTTTTAAATTATACATTGGCGTAATATTCCTCTAATTTATTTTTGTAATCTACTTCAGATAGATTGTGCCAACCACAACATCTGCCAGTTGGTGAACGTCCACATGGACATTCTTTCTTTTTAGGTATTTTACTATCTGCACTACTAACACAACTAGGTGTGATACATGGCATAGGTGCATTGAATAATTTAAATCCTTCGTCTATTGTTCCTAAATGTTGATCATTACAACTGTAGGCTCTTTTTACTTCACCACCTGGTTCCCTTACAATACAACTTTGATACCCTGCATTACAAGTCCAATTTTGAAATTTATTAAAACCAAAAGCATTTAATCTTTCTGCTTGATCAAGATAATATTCTTTCTTTTTATCATCTATTAATTTTAGTTGATATATTTTATTGTCTATTCTATCTGCCCAATTAGATTCGAAACTATCAAAATTATTGTAATATTTTTCTGGAAACTGCTGTGGGAAACCCTGCTGTAAAAGTTCTTTTTGTGCTTCAGTGTATCCTTCAACAATAAAACTTGCTGTAGGATCACTCTGAGGTTTCAAAGTCACATTTATTCCTCTTTCATTAAATCTTTTACATCTAGCATACAGTTCGTCAAATAATTCAGGCACCATCACTTGATTTATTGTTACAAATACATTATGATCGGTCAGCATTAAAATTTTATCGCCAAACTCTTGTTCATTTGCAAATTCATGATGGAAACTTGCTGTAATTGATCGTCTTGTTAATTGCTTTGTTGCATCTAACCAACGTTCCCACCATTTCATACCAGGACTTAAATTAGTTGTCATATGAATACTTTGGTAGTTTGCATCAGGATCTTGATTATAATGCTCAATTAATTCTAAAAATTTTTTATAGGCAGTTGGTTCACCGCCTGAAAAACTAAAATGAAAATCTGTAAACCCATTGTCTCTTGCTTGTCTTTTTATTTCATCTATTGTTTTTTTATATTGTTCTAGAGGTCTATGATCTGGTTTATTACTATGTGCATAGGGCCAACAGTAGGAACAATTATAATTGCAGAATCTACTCAGGATCCAACTGACATTGAATAAATCCTTTTCAAGCATTGTGCTTTGTCCAAATTTTACAATCTTATTAAATGGGATTGTCATTGTATTGTTCCTTTAACCAATCGAAATCATTAATTTTCGCTAATGCTTCTTTGTTATTTTTGTTCGCTTCACCATATTGTCTTCCTGCTTTTGCACCCGCAATAGCAATACTGTCATTTGAATTGTTGCACCACACATCTAATCTTGCTTCAGTTTCTTTATTATCTTGCCTGTCTATCACTTTGCTTGATAATTTTACACATTCTCTAAATGCACTTTTCCAAGTATTGAATGGTGTACTATTGAAACGAGACGTATTAGATATCTGCTCCATAGGTCTGAACCTATTGCTAATGCTGGTTGTCATATCTGTTGAAGCACAATCCATGTCTAGTGTAAGTTTTGTTGGTAATAATTTTACTCCACCATAGCCATACACTAATTCATTAACAGGATTTTTACTTCTCCAAACATGAACAGCATTCATATCTTTTTGTGGTACTTCATAATCAAAATTAAAATCATCTTCCACTAAAGCATCACCATCTACAACATAAAACATTTTTGTCAGTGCTTTTTTGGCGGCTTCTTTATGTGCTTGGTGTATACCTTTAATACCATGCACTCGTTGAGCAATAGGAAATCTATCTTGCAGTATTGCAAAATTTACATCTGCATTAGGTTCTTGATATGATATAAAAAATATATCAAACATTCCTGAATCTCCTTTTCCATATTCTTGGCGTATTCAAATACACTTCTTTAAAAGTTTTACTTTGTGCTGGATTGAAAGGCTCAGCACTTAATTCTATATCATGTTGTTCTAATATTTTTTGTCCTAATTCTACACTTTCTTTATAAAAGTCAGGAGTCCTGTTATCGTCATGCATTTCAAACTTCCAATACTGTTGAAAAAATCTATAATTGTTTGCTTTTGTGAAGTCCCAATCTGTACAACTTGTTAGATAACATCCTAATCTTGCTCCATGTATTGCGTGAATGCCGTATTCAACATCTGCACCAACTGACATCCAAACAAGCAGTCTTTGATAATTTTGCCACCAACCATCTTTTAAATTTTGTAGTTTATTGTTTTTATCTAAAGACATTTTTACGCCTTCTCTGAATCCTGCTCTCCATGCCTGATAAGCCGAACCATTTATAAAACTTGTTGAAAAGTTTTCATTAAATTGAAAATATTTAGGATTGTGACAAAACTCAATTACGTTTTTATTTTTACCATCATGGTTTTCATGAGTTTTCATTTCTTTTACAAATTCCTTTGTCCAACATTTTAAACTGCCATTGCCATATTGCAATCCATTTAGGTCAATTTTACCACACCAACTTAATGTGTATGTGTCATCTATTCCTAAACTATTGAAGTCTACAAGCATTGATAAAAACTCTTCATCAATCTGTGTGTCTGCATCTACTGTAATAAATCTTTGTGATTCGGATATTTCACCTGCTTTTTTATGTGCAGAATCAAATCCCTCTACACCATGTACACGTTTTGCCCATGGCACTTTCTTTTTTAAATCAGCAAAGTTTTTATCACCATTTGGCTCGTCAAAACTTAAAAACACAAAATCTATATCAGAAATTTTTAATATCATTGTGTGACCTCATATGCATAATTAAAGACTTTTCTGCAAAATATTTTTGGAACATAATCAACTGTGTGCGGTATTGTAATATTATTATCAAATAGATTTTGCAGTTTAATTTTAAAACTGTATGCTGGTATTGATGTATTGCTATCATCAGTTGCAAAGAATTCATATTCGTTATTAGCATCTACACTATTCTGCAACGATGATTTTAAATCATTGTCTATTGATATATTCCATTCCTTTTTAGTCATGTTTAAATTAAATCTAATACAAGAATCATTTGTGTTTGATTTTATTTCGTACAAATTTGTGTTCACTATATCTTTCTGATGTATTTCTGTATGTGTCTTGCTTTCAACAGCATTCTTAGGCACTGCTTTGTATCCATCTTTGTCTAATATAACTTTATAAAAAATATAATTTGTTTGTCCTGCATACAACTTGTCTGCAAGTTCTTTTGATATCTCTACACAATTACCTTTCTTTTCTATACTGAACTCTAGCACTTCTCCACTGTCTGGATCAAATCTAAAATAGTATTTCATTTCAGGTTTATAATTTCCGAATGTTAATGGTGGTCTCATTGTAATTGCTCCATCATTTTATCTGTAACAAAACTTTTCTCAACATAATGAAATATTCCTTTTTGTAAAAAGTTACCTACCATAAGTTCATTTGAATTGTTAAAATTATAATCAATTACTTCTAACCAACTATCTTTTTGTGCTAACCAGTTTTGTATATTTGGTTTCATATGTGTAAAAGTTAAGAAGTTTTTTTTAGAAAAAACTTGATGAGCAATGTTTTGTATTTTTATTGCAATAGCAGTGCTCACATCCATGCTACACCAACTTTGTGTATTTTTAGAAGTGTATTTCTCACTGTACCAACTATAATTTTTTACCACATCTTTAAGTAATTCAAAAAACTTATGATTGTTATCTGTGCGTTTGAAATAGTACATACCACAATACACATTGGGCAAATCATTTGCCTCAAATACTTTTCTGTAAAATGTATCTTTTACTAATTCATTTCTAAATGTTTTTACTTTGTCCGTGTAAAATAATTCATAATTCGCCAATGCTTTCCACCAATGACTAATATCTTCTAACACTAACATATCAGCATCTAGCACAATAGTTTCATCAAATGGAGTTGCATCATATATTTTACATCTGTTCTGCACTTTCCATTTAGAGTTCTTGGCTAAATCTTCTCCTGGAATATCTTTTACAATATCAAAATACTTTTTAAAATTATCAGGAACAAATATATCTGTAACAAGGCACACCTGTTCTTTAGGCATAAATTTTTTAATACTCATTGCACAGGCAGTCGCAAGTTTAAGATAATCAACATCTCCATTATCTTGGACAAAAATTAAAAACCCTCTAGTCATTTATAACCTTCTCTAGTGCTATTTTATTCATAACATGAATATTCAAATCTTTTACAGAACATTTGATTCCATCTTGCATTTCAAAAGTCCATGTGTTGTCTTTATATGAAACAATTTTATCTCTATCTGTAATATAAAACAATTTACATGGCAGTCTATTGGGCCAGTTACTATCAGTAAATCCATTCATCATGTGTATAGCAATACTGAAAGCATAATCATTTCTATATGTAAGTTCTTTCAATTGATATCTAAATCTATAGAAACTCCAGTGTTGTTTGATATGATCTATTAGAGTAAACAAATTTTTTACACGTCCAACTTTTTTAAAATAAAATACTGTGGCCCAACACATTTTGATACCGGTATCACTAATGTATTTCATTTCGCTGGT